TTAAGCAATATTACTATTATTAAGCTGCTAAATCAACCTCTGTCCAAGTTACTTGGGTACCAGTATTTACCTCAGCCCAAGCAGTAATTCTAGGCGAACCTATAGCTGTAGTCAAGCTTATACCTGTAACATTAACATCTGCGTTAGCCTCAATAGTTACTGTTCCTATAGCTGTTTGTGCAGCATTTCCTGTAACTTCGTATGTACTTATTAATGTTACATTACCTAATGCAAAGGTAGCAGATAGACCTGTAATTTCTACAACCACATCAGTAAACGCATTTTCGTTACCTATTGCAGTTGTTAACTGTTGCCCTGTTACATCTACAGGTGTATTAAGATCTATGTTTACTCCTTGAATAGCCGTGGATAATCCAAAACCATTAATTTCTACAGCAACGTCCGTGAAAGCATTTTCATTACCAATAGCTGTTGTTAAGGATAATCCATCTGCAAAAACCTCTACTGCAATAATCTCTTGTGCAAGTCCAATTGCTGTTTGTAATCCATTTTCAGTTGCGTTTACAAATACATTACCACCAGCTTGTATATCTACGGTTCCAACACCTGTAGACATGTCTATACCCTGAATTCTTAAAGCTTGAACCGTTCCAATATCTGCTGATAAAGAAATGCCACTAGGGAAAACATTTGCATCTGCTTCAGGTAATTCATTACCTGTAGTTATGGTTAAAGACTGTCCTTGAACTGCAACATCAACATCAATTTGAGTAGTTACACCATTAATTGCAGTTTGTGCAGAAACAGATCCTGTTTGAACTGAATAAGCATCACCCCAAACAAAACTACCCCAAGTTTCTCTACCCCAACCAGCACCAATTAAAAACTGATCGTCAATTGTTACACCTGTGATATTTGTAGATGCAGCAATACCTGTTACTGGAACACCAATTCCAATTCCTTCATTCCCTGTAACAATATTAAAACCAATGCCTGTAGGTGTTACCTCAGCAGAAGCTCCTGCGACTGCACCTTGAATTGTAAATGTTGCGGATACTGTAGTTACATCAACATCAGCATTTGCTTGTGTAACAAAATTGCCAATGGATGTTTGTGCAGCAACGGATGAGACAACTACGGTTTCATCGGATAGGTCTCCCCATTCCGATGCACCCCAAGTTTTATTGCCCCATCCAGTTGCCATTATTCATATTACGATATTCTAATGATAGCTTGTGTATCGTTAGCATCAGGGAACTGTACAGTGAAAGTTCCTGCTGTTGCTGTTTTATCGCCTCCAAAGTCTAATACTGCAACTGCTTTATTAGTTTCAGATGTATTATATATTAATGCACCTCTTGCAGTTAAAGTAACTCCTGTGAACGACAAGTCATCGAAATCAACAAAAGCTGTTGTTCCGTTAACTGATACTAAAGCATTAACAAGTGCTCCTCCACCTTGTGCGTATTGTCCAGTATCAGGAACTTGTCCTGCTGTACTGTCACCAGTGTAAGAAGTTGTATCAGCTCCAATTGTTGCTGATGAATCATATAATGCTAGTTTGAATACATCACCTGTAGTGACGGTAAAATCATGCAATCCTTTTAAAGTATCTTCTTTGAATGAATTACATATTGCGTTAGTTGTAATTGCCATTTTTTCCTCCTAAGAAATTGTTACGGAGATGGTGAAGGAACTTTAATTCTTGGTACTCCCTCATCATACTCGCCTCTTCGTCTTCTACCCATTTGTTGTAGAGCAAAAGCTTCAATACTACTATCATACTTGCTTTTATAGAGATTGTACATATCCATTGGGCCTTTAAGGTAAGAAAAAGCTTGTTCTAAAACACCATATAACAATAATCCATCTTGATATTCAGATATAAACGTATTGTTTGTTGATGTAAAATGAGGGGGATCAATAATATAATTTAATTGACACAAATAAGTATTATCTGGAGTAGGTGCAACTAAAAATACATTTTCACTCCAGTTAGCATAATACTTTGGTAATCCTGTTTCTCCTGAACTATTATATTCTGTAATAAAACTAGTATCTCTTTTTTCTAAAAAGCTTCTAGTTCCAGAAGCATCTGTTGTATTGAATACTTGAAGAGATCTTATAATTAATTCATCTCCAGGTCTATTTAAGTATCTTTGACCTGTTACAAAATTAGCAGTTGCGTATTTTCTTAAATCATCATAATCAACTTTTCCTGCAATATCGAGTTCAACCTGTCTTATAAATTGATCTAATAAAGAATCCGTTAATACATTAGAATCAACTTCTGTATAACTTCTAACCTGTGCTAAAAAATTAGAATAACTTATTGCCATTATGATATTCCTATAATTACTTGTCCGAGTTTAAATCCTATTTGTCTTCTTGCTTCTTGTAATTGTGGATCTCGTGGTCTCATACCATTTGCTTCAAAAGCAAAATCACCTGGTAAGCTTAAATCAACTGTTGCTCTTCCTCCACCACCAGAAGCTTGTGTAAATTGTTGTGGTCTTGCATTTCTAAGTGCAACTCCATCAGCTTTGTGATGTCTTCTATCTAATTGAGGATGTTTAGGTTCATATTCACTTTTATGAACAAAAGAACCATTCCATTCTTTGACCATTTCTCTATAAGGAAATGCTTGTCCTGAACGATCCGATATCGCTAATGAATATTTACCTGTTGCTCTTGCCATTATACACCATCTCCAAAAAAGGTTTGTGGGGTTATATAAACTGAAGTTCTTTGCCCATCTTCAGTTAATGCTCTTTGTAATTCATCTTCATATACCAATTTTAAATTCGCTGTTTGATTTGGATTAGACATAAAAGATAAATAATAAGCTAATCCTGAAACCATGCATGGTATAAATCTATATGCAATATCAGCCTCATTTGTATAAGCTCCAGCATCTTCAATTCTGTTAATCGTATAATATTTTAAATGCGTATAAGTGGCTGCATCAGGTGTCAAATATAAATAAATCTCAGGTGTAATTTGTCTATCCACAAAATACTGAGAAGGCTGTCCTGTAGCCCCTTTGTTAGGTAAAGCTGAATAAGCTGAACGATCTATTCTTGATAGTGATATATCGTTTGAAGTTGTTGTAACACTTGCTGATGTAGAAATATAAGCTTCTAATACATCTGAAACTCTTGTAGGAACGGAATATGAAGTTGTTCCTGAAGTTAAAGCTTGTGTTTGTAGTTCAACTTTCCATAAGTGAACGCCACGATTACCCCATTCTGAAAATAAAATATTAAGATTTCTTCTTGCTCTTTTTAAATCGTAACCTGAATTAGTTCTGACACCACATCTGTTATATGCTTCTTGTATTATCTCGTCTATATCGAGATCGAAGGATGTAGTTCCTGAAGTTGCCATAATTCATTACATTAAATCTTTGTAGTAATCCATGGATTTGCCAGGGATTAAATTTTCATCCTGCAAGCCTTGTCCTTTTTGTCTTGCAGCACCATAACCTTGTTTAATTTCACCGCCCATCGCTTTCTTTTTCATTTTAGCGCCAGCAATTCTATCTGCTGCTGTTGGTTTAGGGTTATTATCAATTCCTGCTTTTACAGAAAGCATTCCAAATTCTGTAGATCCACCTTTAGCTCTTTTCATAATTTTTTGTTTCCTTTCAAACGTTTTTTGTTTAGATCTTTGTCCATATGTAGCTCTTTGTCTTAATGGGCCTTCAGATTCCATAGAACCACCTTCTGATTTTTTATATTTATCTTTTATTATTTTTTTGATTCCTGGATAATCTTTTGCTTTACCTTTATAGATGACTCCTTGAGGCATCAAAGGAATAACTTTTTTATCTTTATCATTCATGCCACCTTTTTTCATTTTTTTCATATCTTTATCTTTCGGTTTTTTTTCGGTTGCTTTTTTTAATAGTTTTAAATACTCTTGATATTTTTTAGCTTTTTCCATTATAGGTCTATCATACCCCCATAGTATTTCTTTGTAAACGTCTTAACGTTTGTAGGTTTAGGGCCAATATTTGGGGCAGAGCGTTTCCTTGCGATAGCTGATCTCTTCTCGCTCTTTGTCATTCTTGCTGCTTTGGCTGCTGGGACACACTTTGGATATCCTCTTTTTGAACCACTTGCAGATTTTCTGCCACATTCTTTATAACCTCCACCTTTTTTCGGAGCCGATATATCGACCCACTTTTCGTTGAACCATTTTTTCAGACCACCTTTAGCCATTAAATTAATCCTTTATAATATTTTTCATAGGATTTGTTTGAAATTTTTTCACCCACTAAATCAGATTTAATATAAGAACCGTTGTACTCTGTTCTTTTTTGATACTCATCTTTA